ACAGTCCGAAGACTGCCTTCCCTAGTTTATGGTTTATAAGTATTATTAAAGCTTACGCTTCTTTAATACCTACAGCCGCTTCTGGGCGAAGTACGCCATGTCCCATAGCGTATTTAGCAACCATTAGCGTTCCTTGTCTTCTCAGGTCATATTCCGACTCAACAGCTAAATCCATTAATTTAACTGTACCAGCAGCCGAAGGATGACAAACAAGTGCAACGTAGTTAGACAGGTTCACAGCTTGCGGTTTCGCAGTTAGTGAAGCAGCCTGTCCAGCCGCAGGTTGTGCAGTTGTGATGTTAGAAGCAACAAAGTGTGCAGTTGGAACTAATTCAATTCCAGCAACTTTTAATACTTTACCATCAGCAACGCCACCATTAGCACCACCACTGAAATCAACATTTACAGCGTTGGTTGCGTTAGCTAGCTTGTAGTATTCTTCCAATCTTAGGAAACACTTACGTCCGTCTTTTGGTACGTAGTGTGAATCAAGATTTTCAGCAGCCGAAAACAATGAGTCAATCATTGCGTTCGCAGCAGTCGCAGCAGTTGCAGAAGCGATACCAGTATTAGTAATTGTAGTACCAGCATCTCCGCCTGTTACGTTAGCTGAAGCTTGTGAAGCTTGACCAATAGTTTGTAGTACGTGCTGGTCTTTTTGGAAAGCCAAAGCTCTTCCTATTTCAGCACTATAAGCACTTCTTACATCCCAATGGTTTTTTGCTTCCTCAATGTTTGATAAGAACACTGAGCTTAGTAATAGGTCATTAATAGTAATAACCTTTTCGTTGTGGTTTACATCTAGTCCAGTAATTTCTGTACCAGGTGTGTGATATGCCGCAGCGACTCTCCCCATCACTGGAAATGTTGCTGATTTCCCGTTCTTAATAGAACGAACCATTTCAGCACCCGCTGTAACTGAAGCTCTTTCGAAAGAAGTCAAAACTTCTCCTGCAAAAACTTTCAGAAACAACGCATCTTCAGTACCAGAGGCATTGACTCGACCGACACTCACAGGTGCAGCATTTGCCATGCGTTTCTCCTTTTGTTTTGTTGTTGTTTTAGAAAGCCATCACAACTTCGGACTCACAATAAAAGATTGTCTACCGCAATAGGTCAATATTATTTATCTGTGGTTGGTTTGGCAGTTGCCACCTAAAAAGGTTGCACAACTATGATTTTAAAGTAAATCCAGATTTCATATTAGCATAAGATTTTGGACTAACTGTACTGTTCTTTTTTGAACGAGATGTTCCAGCTTTTTTTCTTTTATTAATATTATAATAAAGTCCTTTTTTTGTAGCCATATTATTCTCCTTTATAATTTACTTGAAGCCATCTTCTCTTTTACTAGAGCTTGATAAGCTGGGTCTTTTGA